GTTCATAAACTGGCTAACTGCGGTCAAGAACTCAACACGGTCAGCCTTTTCTTGTTGCTCGTCTTGGTAAATCATTGAATCGCTAGTAACTTCAATACGGAAGTTCTTAGCGGGTTCGTCTTTGAGCAGTTGTAGGGCTTGTGGCACTAACTGTTGGTCTTGTGGGCTAAGTTGCATTGCACCACTAATCTTGACAATCGTGTCCTCAGTAAAGTGCTTGCAGATAATCTGCGCCTTAATCTTTAGGAGTTCAGTAGCAAAGTCCACGACTGCGTGCTGTAAGTATTTGAGCCTACCACTAGCGTTATTGGACTTAATAATCTGTGCGCCAAGCGTTTCATTGGGGTCAGTTTGACCACGCTGAATGTCGGCAATACCCATAATCTCGTAAATTTGGCCCTTGACTTGCTCCATCGCTTGATAAGCCATTTGTAAGGCTTGGGCAAATGGGGCTAGGTCAACTAAGTCAATCGCACCACGCATACCCTGTTTCTCAGCAAAGGCTTGCCAATTCTTAACAGGAATCAAGGCGTTGTTCTCACCTTCAGAGAATAGACGGGCTAATGCGGACTCAGATGCGTCATATACACCACGCACTTTTAAAGCGTTTACAAGGCCATCTATGCGGTCTGCAAGGGTATCTAACTGTTTGGCTTGGTCTTGATACAAAACAAAGTCAGGCACAGGCTCAAGGTTGTCTGTAGTCAGCGTTGCATATAACGGTTTGGGGCATGGGAAGAATCCCTCTAACTGTAATGGGTCATCCTTTTCGTCAAGAATCTCGCCCATTGACTTGCTAATCCAAAAGACTTTGCCTTGCTCTTTATCCCAAATCTCGTATATACAAGCTTGGTAATGTTCGGCAACCATTTGTTTGGTAGCCCATTTGTCGGATTCGGGTTTGGTATCTAGCGGGATACTGCCACCAACTTCCTCGCCAAAGCGGTCAATCAAAGCTTGGCGGCTCATATAAACCTTACGCCATACCGCAGTTACTTCTTCCCAAGTACGAGCAACAGTATGACCAAAGTCACGCCAATGAACATAATCCACAGGGGCGCACTCATATTCAATGCGTTCTTGCGATTCCAATAGTTCAGCGTTTTCCGTTTCGGCTTCATCGGCATCCTCTGTAATCTGTATTCCGTTGCCTACATCCTGACCAGCTAACCCTGTGTTTAGGTCGTTTTGCTCTGCAACAATATGTGGTTCATATCGCACCCATGCCGTGCCACGCCCACCCAATAAGCGGTCAATAACCGCATTATCCATAGCGGATTTGTAGTCGGTATAGTGTTCAATTTCATATTCCAACGCCCGTTCAAGCATCATTGACGCTACACGCCCAATCGGGTCGTTATCACGGAATCTACGGCTTACATCAGGGCGGGGAAGTCTTGCAAAAATAGCAGGTTTAATAACCTGAACATTTGACCAAAGGATATTAAAACGAGCATTAGGGTTATTACGAGTGCGGCTGTCATCACGGTAACGCTTAATAATACGGGGTACTCGTGCTTCCCACTCCCTAAATGATTTGTCATACTGGGCGATGGTGTTGTACCAATCTTCGTAAGTCTTATTTAGCGTATCGTTCATACTTAATACCTTTGGTAATTAGTTTTTGGTGTGCTTTTCCACATTTCCTCAAGGGTTACATCAGTCTGTCCGACAAATATGCCTTTAATCGGCTGATTTTGTCTTTCAATTTCTGTTTCATCTCGCCAAGCAATAGAAAGCATCCTAAAAGCATCCGCTCCATGACTTGTCCAATCATGTCTAGGCTTATCTCGAAATACTTTCTTATCCTCATCGTATTCCCTTTGATACTGTCGCAAGCACTCAATACCGTCTTGACATTTAAAGGCATCAAACCAAGTCCTAGCTAATGCCATCCTTGTAGCTTGAATACCGTCTTGTAATGACAGATTTGGAACAATTTTAAACAAATTTCCGCTTTTTAGGGGCAATTTATCCATTAATTGTTCAATTATTGACTTCCCACCACTTGCTAATGTCTTTGCCCTTGCATCATGAGGTAACCAATGTGTGCCATATTCGTAGGGTCGTTCTTTGATTTGGTTGGCATAGTAAATGATGGGTTGCCCATGTGCTTCGTGGTAATCCAATACCCGAATCTCGCCATGCACTACCTGAAACCACCAAATAGCCGTAGCATCGTTGTAGCCCAAATCCCATGCTGTATGTACAGGAAACATAGGGTCGCACTCGACTTTGGTAATACGCCCAGCATCGGTCAACAGGCGCATCTCCGTGCCGTATATCGCACCTAATATGGCAGCTTCAAAGCTACATTCAAACTCTTGCTGAAACTGGTCAATGCTCATAGATTTAAGGGCATCATCCAATTCAGCCTGTGGCAATATCTTGGTCTGACTAGCCCGTAACACGGTGCTATACCACTCATCTTTGTTTAGCGTGGCGTATTGGTATATGTCGTAAAAGGTATTGTGGCCCTTTGGTGTGCCGATAAATGTAGCCCAACCTTGCCTATCAGCCAATAGGGGTCGAATAACCTCGCCCCATATCTTTGGCTTCATGTCGGCATATTCGTCTAGCACTACACCATCTAGGTATAAACCCCTAAGTGCGTCAGGATTGTCTGCACCAAACAAACGAATTCTAGCCCCGTTGAATAACTCGACCCACAGTTCAGAGATATTGTGCTTAACCCTAGCAGGCTCACTAAACTGCATAAGGTAATCAAAAGCAATAGACTTCGCTTGGGCATAGTACGGGGCAATATACGCATATCGGGCATTTTCCTTAGTTTCGGTCAAGGCTCGCCAAAGAATGTCATTAATACAGGCTACAGTCTTGCCAGCCCTTCGGTGAGCAATGATAACAGCCCAGCGTTGGGTTCTATCGTGGAAGTCTAGGAATACATCCCTAGGCTTATACAGTTCAATATTGAGGTCTGTATATTCGATTACTTCATCCATAAATACGAGCCTTTGCAACCTCAAAATAGTTAGGGTCTTGCTCAATACCTATAAATTTACGGCCTAAATTTTTACAAGCTACGCCAGTTGTGCCTGAACCCATGCAATTATCAAGAACAACATCTCCTTGATTTGTATAAGTTTTTACAAGATATTCCATTAAAGCAACTGGCTTTTGTGTAGGATGTAATCTTACAGAACTGTGGTCTTTATTAAACCTTAATATGCTTTTTGGATAGCTTTGTGTATATGTTTTTTTTAAAGCAACCATTGAATTTGAATTTAATAAATCTGAAACTGACGGATTTCCACCGCTTTTGACTGGTTTTTCTCGGTCAGTCATTATGGGAAAGTACTGCATATTTAGTTTTGCACCATTAGCGGTTTTTGCTAGTGAAAATACGCATATATCTTCCACAGTATTTAAAGGTTGCAACTTGGCAAGTTGAAAATTACCCCCTTGTTCTTTTTCCCAAATCCATCTGTACCTAAACATTGATGGGTTACTACACACTAAAAATGATGTAAATGGCTGGCTACCAAACAATATTATTGCCCCATTGTTTTTAATAATGCGTTTGTAAGCATCCCAAAGTGGCTCAAATGGTATTACGCTATCCCACTTACAGGCGGTTGTTCCGTAAGGTAAGTCGCAAATAATGGCATCTATTGATTTGTCGGGTATGGTCTGCATGACCTCAAGGCAATCCCCCAACCTTAAATCTATTTCTTCCATGTAACCACATATCGAATGGGTTTATCCTCACTACCAGTATGCTCAGTACGGGCTAATTTGGGTACATGGTATTCAGCCACTTGCATAAAGCAGTCAAATGCGTGTTTAGGGCCGTATTTAGGGTCATCAGCAATCGCTTCTAGCCACTCTTGTAACTTATGGCTATTACCATCAACAAACCGTGCTATGGCTTCTCTAGCCAATGCGGTGGATTTATTAGGGCTACCAGCAGGTCTGCCTGCCCCTTTAATATTCTTTAATTGTTTATTCTCCATACTTACCCAAGTGATTGATTAAGTTAGGGTTATTCTAATACTAAATTTTAGTTTATGCCATTTGTTTAACAAATTGGTTAAAGTGCTTCATCAATGCTGCTTTACGCTTCATACGCTTATCTTCGTTCTTTTCTAGCGTAGTCTGTTTGTGCGGTTGCAACAAAGAATTCTCAGGTTTAATCTTTTCTTTTTTAAACATAACTACTCCATATATCTAAACATTACGGCACGGTTTAATTCATCGCCACGCAAATTACCAATGTCTTGCGAGCGTCTAATTGCTTGATTTACCGCAGATTTTTCGTCAGAAAACGATTGATATTGACTTGGGTTGATTTGCACATTCTTACGAATAGCTATATTTCCGCTAAATGTATTGGGGTCATATATCTGACCGCCATAAATAGTTGGCACATTGTAATAAGCATTTGCGTTTGGCAAACCCAGTTCTTTACCTTGTGCGGTCATGCTTAATTCGGTATGTGGCTCGTAACCTTGTGGGTCAAATACGATTGGGCGATTTAGGTCAATAGGATAACCTGCCGAATCTTTAGCTTGTGTCATGCGTAAGATTTGAGCAAGGCGTTGTAAATCCATTACATATCCTTCATAGCGTCAGCAATCATTTGTCTGCGGGGCTTTTTAGCAGTTTTAGCGGCATCTTTAAAGTCTTTAGCGGTAGGTCTGCCTTCTTCGCCAGCTTTTTTCATACGCTCACCTGAACCAGCCTTAATCCTAGCCCTCTTTCGGTGAATATTGGCATATAGACCGTCTTTCATGCTTTGCTTTCAATGTATTTACCGTATGCTTCTTCTAGCTTGTTCTTACGGCTACCTTTAGCGTATTTACGCTCGGTTGCTAGGGCAATGGCTACGCTTTGAGCCTTACTTTTTCCTGAAGCCATCTCTTTTTTAATATTCTTACCTACAGCTTCTTTGCTCCCTGACTTAATTAGCGGCATGGTAGCTCCTTATCGTAAAAATTTAAGCTTGTAAGTCGTTGTATTTATTAGGTCTGCAATACCGTCTATCAGGTTTTGCAAGTCAGAATCTTGCGGCAAATCTTGGCGGGCATCCGCTACAAAGTTTTGTAGGGATTCTAGGTATTTAACTGGGTCTTTGGGCTGGTGGTAAACGCTTGGAAATGCGGTGAATTTGCCGTATTTGCCCATGTACGCTTCGGCAAAGCTATCAGTTAGTTCTACGATTCCATCGTAATATTCGCCCAAAGCCATGTGCTTGGAAAAACTGTCCGTACTCCAATGAAAAAAATGGGTATTAGTCGCAGAATGTAGCAATGTAGCTACAAATAATGCACAGTTTTCCATAAAAACTCCTTTAGATACCCAATTATATTAGGTTTTTTGCAAAATCCACACCGACCAATAAGGGTAGGCGTTAAAAAAGTTCTCGTCTTTATCCTCTGTTGGCTTGTATATAGACCTAACAAATTTGTTATATGCTTCCACATCAAACATAAATCCATGCTTATGGAATAGTCTGTACCAATAATCTATCGGCTGAATATTCACATGGGTCGGGTCACCCATATACATTTCTTTGGTTTCCCCGTCTTTTACGGCATCTAAGCAAATAAACGCCCGACCTGATTTCTTTAAAATTCTTAAAAATTCATGCAAAATGGCATCCATTTGGTCTTGCGGGATATGTTCTAAAACTTGGGCGGTATGCACCAAATCAACGCTTTCAGTTAGGGCAGGGGTGTCAGCGATTGAGCCACAAACCAATTCGTTAGCATAATACCCAAATTGGGTACGACCTAACCCAATCATGGATTCATTTAAATCTACCCCCAAAACCCGCATATTCAGCTTGTGAAAGCCTTTTAAAATTGAGCCACACGCACACCCAGCGTCAACGACAAACCCGTCACGGGGCGTTTTACAGGCTTCTACGACCATTTTGGCGTATTCTTCTTGCCAGTAGCCATGCCCAAGATAATCAAGACCAGCGTCTTTATGCTCGTCATAATAATCTTGGTTGTATTCGGTGACTTTAAGATTGGTCAGCAACACGGACTAATCCAATCGCTCGTAGCGCAGCTTCGGGTGAATCAACACGGCTAAGTGGGCCACCCTTCCAGTTGGCAATAAACTTGAGTTGGTCTTTGGTGTACTTGGCTTTTGCGTCACGCTTGACTTCCATCAAGATGGTTTCATTGTTGTAACACACCATTAAATCAGGGATTCCCCTACCTACCATTGACAAAATATATACATCAGCCCCAGCTTTTCTAAGGGTTTCTACTATTTCTGTTTGGTTTACATCAACCTTACGGGCGTATGGCATTGATTATTAACAATTTTCGGTTAAGATAAGCTAACTTTATCACGATTAGGGTCATTTATGACTAAACCTCGCACCACAGATGAAGAATTTATAGCACTTTGGAAAGAACATCAATCTGTTTCTGCCCTTTCTAAAATTTTAGACATATCGTATCGAAATGTTTTAAAAAGAAGAAAAAATATTGAAAACAGATACGACATAATACTTAAAGCATTGGATAACAAAGGCAGACCCGACATCTATGTTCCTGATGACAACACTCAATGCAATATAACGCTAGATAACGGAATTATTATGGTGGGTTCAGACTGCCATTACAACCCAAAATACATTACTACTGCTCATCGTGCCTTTGTGCAATGTGTTAAATACTTAAAGCCCAAAGTTATTGTTTTAAATGGGGATTTGTTTGATTTTGCTACTATTTCAGCCCACCACCGTATTGGTTGGCAAGAACACCCAACCGTTAAAGAAGAATTAGAGGAAACCCAAGCAAGATTAGCAGATATTGAAGCGGTGCGACCAGCAGGCTGTAAGTTGCTAATCACCATTGGGAATCACGATTTAAGATTTTCGGGCAAACTTAGTAATATCTTGCCAGCCTACCAAGGCATACAAGGTTTTGACATAGCTGACCATACCCCAAACTGGAAATGGTATTGGAGTATTGCCGTTAATCAAAACACCATGATTAAACATCGTTGGCATAACGGTATTCATGCGGTTTACAACAATATTCTTAAATCAGGTTGGTCATTTGTTTCGGGTCATTTACACAGTTTAAAGGTTACTCCGTGGACTGACTATACGGGTACACGCTACGGAGTAGATACAGGCACAATGGCTTGCGTTAAAGACAGCCAATTTATTTATGCGGAAAACGCCCCACTTAACTGGCGTTCAGGCCACGCTGTTCTTACTTATAACAATGGCAAATTAATGCCGCCTGAATTAGCAGAAGTTGTTGATGAGGATAAAGGCTTGTACTACTTTCGTGGGCAAGTAATGAAAGTATGAAGCTAACGCCTAAGATTATTGAAAACATTTACGCCATGCTGTATTGCGTAGAGCCGTTTTCGTCTTGGGAGTTACCTTTACCTGAAGAAATTAAGTTTGTCGTAGATAGTGACCCTGAAGCAATGGGTACATACCTTTATGACGATGGCGAAAAACACGCCCATACCATTACTATTTCCGATGCCCGTTGTGGGCATTTAGATACCGTGATTAGAACTATGGCCCATGAGATGATTCATGCAAGTCGGTGGAATACCGTAACCCATGCGTGGACTAAACATGATAAGACTTTTAGAAACCGTGCCAAAGCGGTGGCTAACGAGTTGGGGTTTGACCCCCTTGAACTTTAAATAAACATATCGCCTTGAGCGTAGGCTTGTTCTATACGCTTACAAGCAATATCAAAGTATTTTTGCTCTTTTTCTATACCGATAAAAGTTCTGCCCATTTTTGCGCACGCCACACCAGTTGAACCTGAACCCATAAATGGGTCTAAAACAATACCTTCAGTCCAATCAACAAAAATTTGCATTAATCCTACTGGTTTTTCGGTTGGGTGATATTCATTATTAGTTCTTGCAAAATTAATTACATCCGTAGGTCTTTGCTTTGGAAAATTATGATTTTTGCAATTATAAAAAAATGCAACCTCAGTTTGTCTTGCGTGTTCGTGATTTAAATCACCCATTGACCAATTATTTTTAACCCAAGTAATTAAACTTTTTGGTTTTGGGTAATTATATAAATTATCCCAGCGACCAAATGCGTAAACTGAATGATTTGCGTTTTCAATAGCCCAATTTATTACTTCGTTAGCTAATTCAGGAGTTTCATCATTTACAATTTTAGAATGTTTTACTAATCTAAAATTAGATTGAAAGGCCATGCCATAAGGCGGGTCAGTAACTACGGCATCAAATTGCCCTAATGTTGGCAATATTTCAGCACAATCCGCTAAATACAGCGTTGCATTACCTATTTGTTGTTTCATAATTTCATGCAAATCCATGCCGATATTAAAGGAAGCGTTAATATGACGATTCCAAAATAAAGTGCTAAATCATTCATTTATAGCGAGCAACCTCTCCGTGAAGGTAAGCAAATCCTCTTGAGTAAGATTGTATCTACGCTCAAATCCTTTAGCCCCAAGTCCGTGAACGCCTGTATTCCCTCGATGATGTTCGGGGCATAGCGGTATGACCTCTGCGTTTTCTCGCAGCCCACCAAATCTTCTAATGTGGTGGATTTCTGCGGGGGTGTCTTTAAATCCAAATTGTCGGCATAAGATACAGCCAAGTCGGGCAACTTTGTCATAGTGTTTTTTGGTTTGCGTATTCATACCACATTACATAAAAGGCTTTAAATTCCTCTACTCCTTGGCCCAATTTTACACATGAGCCATACGGTTGCACTTGCCAAAAGTCTTGTATAACCAATTCATCATCCGTATTGCCTTGCACAATGACCACCGTAAAGTTATGCGTTTTGGCAAAGGCTTGCAATAATCTGCGTTGTCCTTCGCTGACCTTTTCGTTAGGGCGCTTCCATTCCATCACTAAAAACTTACCGTTGCGCTCGGCTATGCCGTCTATATTGCTAGGGCAAAAGGCTGGATTGCTAGGAATTAAGCCTTTAAACGCACCGTAATCTATGTGCGTTGCATAGGCGTTACGCATTATCTTATTGAATGTTTGCATCGTTTTGCAGTACATCCTCAAGTTCTTGGGCTAAGTCCGTTACATCACAGCTAATCAAATAAGCCTGTGTATGGTCTTGCTTTAGCTTGGCATTGTGTAGCTTCTTAATCGCACGGTTTAGGTCTAAAAATACTTCGGCAAATTCTCTCATCTTGTCACCTTATCTAAATTTCTGTTTGACGCTTGCTCTGTTCGCCAAATATCTACCCGCATTTTGGCAGCTTCTAATTGCCACCGTAAGGCTTCTTTTTGTTCTACCGCTACGCCTATGGCTTTGCAAAGGTCTTGGTAGTCTTGGCTACGGTAGGCTTCTCGTTCTTGTGCGCCTAACGATTGTTCCTCAGTTTGTGACATTTTGATAGCTTTTAAGCTATGCCGAAAGTTCTCAAGCTGGGCCAATTCACCTGAAGCTTTAGCGTATTGCGGTGCGGTTTTAAATATAAAGTCTATTGCTTCGTGTGGGTCATACTCTTTCATAACCATTCCCCCTTATTACCTTTGTTACCTTTTTTCCATTGGTCGGCAAAGTCTTTTAGTAAATTACTATCAAGTTTGTATTTTGATAGATATTCCCTAAACTTTGCTAACCCCCATTCGTGCCGCCATTTACACAACTGCCGAACACCGCAACGATATTTATGCTCTTGCTCATTCAAGTTCCATTCCTAACTTAACCATGCACTTGCGTTTTAAAGTTTCGTAAGTATCGTATCCATTTCCTAAAATGCCAAGTTCTTTTGCTTTGGCTTCAATCCCTTGTTGGCTAAACATCCATGACCTATCCACTTTTTCTTTGGCGGGGGTCATATCTAAGGTGTCAGTCCAACGCTCACCGTTAATCCAAGACGCTGGGTATGGCACAAAATCTATGTGGGTTTTTTTGATTTCCCAGTATTTGATGTGGTTAGGTAAGGCTTCCATTGCTTCTCGCTTTTCAAGCTGGGATAACTTCCCCCAAGCAGACTCAGCTTTTTTCTTAGCCACTTTCTTAGGCCATACTTCCCAAAATTTCTCAAACTCCACACTAAATCCCCCATTTAGATAGATTGTTAAAAATATATAAATACAAACCAAAAAAGTACATCAATACCGCAGCAAATTCTACTAAAAACAACGCCCAATCGTCTTGTTTCCAACCCGCTATGGCCCACATGACGCTACCCACAAAGCCAAAAACAATGTTAGCGGGGTATTCATTAATACTGGTTAGCCCAATACCAATTAAACACAGAAATGTACCAGTCCATTTAAAAAGGCGCATCGGGCAAATCCAATTTAAGTTTGTCGGCTTTTACAAACTGGTAAGTCCAGTCCGTGTAGGTCTGTATTAAATGCTCGGCTTCGTGTTTGGTCTTAACGGTACGCATTAATTCACCATGCTCATCATAAATTTTGTAATGGCTATAAGCGTTTATACGGTCATCGGTAGTAAATGTAGTCATTTCTCACTCGCTTTCTTTAACAAGCCTTAATTCTCACAATCAATTCTTCATATTTAGCGCATTGTTTCTCCAAACTTTCTATGCGGTCTGCTTGTTGGCGTAGCACTTTTGCAGCATGACAAACACAATACAAGTCTGTAGAGCCATTATCTATGCACTCATTTAATATATCTGCCAAATCGTATGCGTTCATAAATACTCCATCCATACTGTTGTAGAATCCAAGCGCATTTGCAGTTCACGGTTTTTAAGGTGCAATTCACGAATCATATCCGCAGCTTCTTGCACGGTGTAATCGACCTTAGTTGTTTTCATCAACTGTTCTAATTTATCGGCTAGTTCTAACGGTGTCATTGCAATACTCGTGGGCTTGGTGGGCTGGGTGGTGACATAGGCACGGTATAAGACGGTGTGCCAATCGCCCATCCTTGCGGTGTAACGACCTGATTTGGGTAAATTGTAGCGTTTTGCACCACTTGGCCCTGATTGTTTACTATTTGAGCCTGATTGCCCTGTTTTTGTACATAATAAGAAACATTACCTTGCGGGTCGGTCACCACATAAGTTTGGGCAAAAATTGGTGTAGCTACAAAAATTGCTAAAGCTGCTAGATATTTCATAAATCCCCCTTGTAAAACTGTAATCGTAATGCGTTATCAAATAAAGTTTATTAGGACTTACCCTAATGTGGGGCAATTTTATTTAATGGCTTATAAATGTTGCATTAAATAGGTTAATGACTCATTTATGTTACTTATAGGTTTATTTATTATATTTATATATAACTTATAGGTTTCGCCAATCTGTAGAATCCCAGTTGCCTTTGCCGTGATTACAGTCGGAACAAAGCACTTGTAAGTTATTAATATCTAAAGCAAGTTCAGGGTGCGTTTTTCTTGGCTTAATGTGGTCAACATTCATAACTGCCCCAGTTTCAGGCGTAGCACCGCAACAAACACATTTGCGACCATATTTGATGAGTGCTTCCATTCGCAGCTTACGCCATTCGTAAGACTTTAAAAAATTAGCTTTACTGTAATCTTGCGGTTTTATAACCACAGGTTTGGAAGGCATTTTTTCCAAATACGACAAATTTTTAGGCGTAATTTGGCGTGGTTTTTCTTCCACATCAATAGTAATTTTGCGTATTACATAGTTTTTAGATGGTTTAGCTGGTGGTTCAGGTTTGTGTATTTGCTGTTGTCTAACAAGGTAATTTTGAATAGTGCCTAAATTTTTTTTAACAAACTTGCGGGTTTGCATTTTGTTTCGATTAATGCCAATTTTTTGAAGGGCCATTGCACATAAATCATAGGGCGATACTCCATTAAACTGTAAACGCCCATTTTCTTTGCCCAAAACATAATAGGCAAATTTTTTAATAAGTATTAAATTCTGTTCTTCTCTACCCATAACTTGCCCTTAAAAGAACAAACAAGAAACAAAACTACAAACCCCCCCTACCCCCCCACAAAAGTGAGAAAGCACCCT